AACTCTTCACCCAACTTATCTACGGCCTCAGAGTAAGAAACGGATGTCAATGGTTGCCCACCCCTACAACCGTCTGGATATACCGTGAAGCCACGTAAGCGGTGAGCATAAGAAGCAAGAGTTTCAGAAAAAGTATCGACGGTATCTTCATTATTAAGTTTAGTTCCCCACTTAGGAAGATTAATAGTACTGCTGATAGACATATCAACATAATCTTGAACGTCAGCTTGGAACTTCATACGACGCTTATAGTCTTCTGCTAGATCAAGAGCGGACTCAATCTTATTAGGAGCAACACCATAAAGATCGATGATCTCCTGTGCTGCACTGTCCACCACATACTGATAGTGCCAGCGATTGCCACCCTTCAGATACCTGCGCTTGTAAGCTACGGCAAAGATAGGCTCAACGCCTGTAGAAGTGCCAGCCAGAATACCTATTGAGCCGGTAGGAGCAATGGCACGATTAGCGACAGGACGACTACAGCCAAGAGTATCAGCAAAGCTGGAGCTAACGTGATCGCTAACTCCTTTGTATACTGATAGCCACTTGTGAAGTCCATCCGTAACCTCATACTTTTCTCCTGACTTGATTAGCCACTCGTGCATACCCATAAGACCAAGGCCAAGCCTACGGTTCTTCTCTCTGGTTTCATATACCTTATCGTAAGGAAGCTTGGCCCTGAGAGTACCACATAGCAGAAACTTAGTAGCAAGCTCTACGCAGTCAGCGAAATCTTTCAGGTCATCAATACGTCCCATATTAATAGAACCAAGATTGCACACGTCACTATCATCTTCAGATGTAACTTCCGTACAAGCATTGCGTAACGTCTCATTTTCCTTCTCGAAGAAATTGAACGAGAACCCCGGCTCTGCAGTAGATAAGGCTTGTCTAACATTCTGCTTAAAAGTATCCCCAACATCACCCGTCTTCCAATAATTAAGAAGCCATTCAGTATCATAGTTGACACTAACATTTGTCATATCAAGAGGAGCAGTAAAGTTGAAGTCCTGCTCTTTAACCTGACCAATGCTAAAGCCTGTATCTCCTACGGGCATGTCGTACCAGTTCTTGCTGGTAAGAAACTTATCTACATCAGGATGCTTCCAGTTTAAGCTAGCATAGATAGCAGACCTACGACTTCCACCCTGCATAACTCTTCGACCAATCTCATTGATCATCTGCATCTTTGGAATAGGACCAGACGCTAGTCCACCTGTACCGTTTAGAAGACGGCCTTCTTCACGATAGACAGAGTAGTCGATACCGATGCCGCCGCCTGTCATGAGACACGACTCAGACTTCCAAGAGATGTTAGCCCAGTCTTCTCTGGTGTCCTCTTCTGCACGTAGAAGATAACAGTTGTTAAAGAACTTATTATCACGTCCAGCATAATAAAGATAACGACCACCGGGAATAAACTTCAGGTCGGTGATCATTCGTTTCAATTCATCTTTATCATCTTTGGACAGATAATCCTGACACACGTCATCAACAAGAGTTGACGACAGCGCGTCCCAAGTCTCACAACCGTGATGAGCATACTTATGTTTGAAGATATCTTCGCTGAATTTTGAGCGAAACATGGGGTTCTCATTGCTACGAAACGTAGCCATGTCAGTTCTCCTTTATGTGTAGTTTTAGTTAGGTAGTAGGTTTTAGAGAGAGATTAGAACGCACTACATAGATATGTTTACGACCGTAGTCTTGCTTCTCAACCCAAGCACGAACATTAGTATATCCCTTTTTTGACCAATACTCTTCTATGTTGCTCACAAGCTGATTAGAAGCACTACGAGAAGAAAGATAATCATGTTTGGGATTGGGCTGAACTACATACTGCACAACTAAACTCCTTTGATTAGAGATGAATAACCATACTATCAGCGCCGCTGCGCTATGACAAGAAAAAAAGTTTCTACAAGTTTTTCAACTTGTTAGACAGTTCTTCTTGATCCAAGTCTACAATCTGATCGTAAAGAAGATCAAGATACCAGCGAGCTTTAGCTATGTCTTTCTTTGGATTATCTTTGTAACCATATCTCCAAAGATATTTGAGAATGTTTCCTTTGAGATAGCCAAGAAACTCTACTTCTGACATGCTAGCTTCGATGGCTTTAATAGCTTCAATACCACTACGATTGTAGTGCGCTGGTCTTGAAACTTCATCATGTTTAATAGCTTTTGTCATATAAAGAATTGAATCCTCTTCGCTTTCTTCATGCGTTAACTTTTTCCAATCTTCGTACTTCATTTCTTAATCCTTTGAAGCGTTAATCAAAACGTTAATTCTACGATATGGAAACTCAATATCACCGTCAACAACTTTTTTATAATACCTTCTTGCGTAGTCTGGATCGATACCCGCTAGTTCACAGATAGGTTCAAAGGTAGAAGCGGTGACGCAAGAAGGTACACTAAACCACTTGTGCGCCGCTCTTCGATTGTTAACGGATTCAGTAGGTTCTCCTTCATACTTTTCTTTAGTAGCGTCTAGCAAACTTTGAATAAAGACTGCAATAAACATCATTCTTTCGGGACTAGATGAAGAATTTTTTGTTTCATCTGTTTCGATGTTTGAATAATCTGAACCTAGATCAGCCCAAGAAAAATCAAATCCCTCTTCATCAAGCGATGATACACTTACGAAGAACTCTTCTTTTGTTTCCTTTTCCTTCTCAACCATTCTTTCGGCACCACTTTCTCGGCCCAGATAAATCCATTCTTGTCACACCATTCAGCTACTGTCGTTTTACTCTTCTTAGATATTCTTGCTTTCGGTGACATGAGAAGCATTCGAATGTCTAAGTCAGGATTACAATCACGAACGTATAACATTTTTTGTCTATCGGCTAAGTTAAACCAACCCTTACACTCTACTAAGATACCATTAGGTAAAATAAAATCTGGAAGATAAGTTCTGTTTTTTGCAGGTACTATGTACGGAATAGTGTAGGGTTCAAACTCATATTCTACACTTCTCTTTTCCAAGTCTTCCGCTACAGTTCTCTCAAAGTTTGACCTGAACTTTCCTTTTCTATTTCCATAACGATTATTGTTCGACAAATACTTCTTCGACATTTGGTTCTCGTTCTACGACAGTCAGAAACCTAACACCATTTGAATACTTAAAACCTCTGAGATTAGGCCAACACTTACTTTTAAAGTTACAGTATGAGCACCCAACTGCCAGCTTTCTATTACCAGACTTTCCATCTTCTTCATCCCAATAGCAAAGATCAGGAGGCGTGTCCTTAGATAGTGCCTCTTTGAGATCAGATATTCTCTTTATCGGATCGATCATTTCTGATCGACTAAGCTCCATCGTAACTAACTCTCCAGCCTGTTTATCCATAACGACAAAGGCTGCACGATCATCTTTTTCTTTTTCAGCATAAGCACTTATCTGTGCGATGTAACCAAAGGGATCGTCAAAGAAAAGATTTCTATTTTTAAACTTGAGAAGAGAGCGGCCTGAAGCTGACTTAAAGTCAACAAGAACTCCGTCAATGCGCCCGTCTGAGTGGCCTTTGACGCCATCAATATCATGCTCATCCTGCTGACCAGTGACAGAGTGACCAGCAGTCTTTACGAGTAAGACAAGAAGCTCTTCAATGATAGAGCCGTAAAGAAACTTGAGAAGAGTAGAGTAAGAAAAGTTCTCTGCTTTAGCATCTTCTCTAGAAGCGTACCATAGCTGACGCATAGGCTTGCCTATAGCAGACATTCGAAGAACTTCTCTCTTCACATCTACTTCTGTCTTAGAGCGGGTGAGGGAAGCCACAACAGCTTCTTTGATGTTCTCAGCGAACTCTTCCAAATCTTTTTCAGAAGGTTCTACGCCCTTATCCCAAAGGGTTTTGAGATCATCTTCAAGTGTATCAAAGCTGGCGGTCATAGTGGCTTCCCTCTAATGGACGGAGTGAGGTAAGGAGAAAGAAAAAACCCTCACCCCGTCCGGTATGTACTAGTTAAAAAGGAGCGGCTTCTTCGACGTAACCTCCGTCAACAGCGGAGAAAGAGGAGCCACTGTCACCTGTACCTTCGTACTCTATAAGGTTAACTACCTGAACACCTTTTAGATAGAAACCATTCTGTCCTGCACGGGGACCACCCTTGTAAGGGGATACGTCAAACAGAACGTTTACATCAGACCCGTTACCAATAAGCTTGGTCATCGGGTTTGTCTGAGCGTCTACGACACGGGGGCGTGGATTATCTGAGCCATCCTGACTCTTAGCGTAGTTACGAACTGTAACGTAGCTTCCACGCTGACCTGAATAGGCTTTACCATCGATGACTTCATCGGTCTTAACATCCATGCCAAGTTCTTTAGCAATCTTGATGTTACGTTCGTCAAGCTGACCAACGTCAATAGAGTAACGATAATCATCAGGGTTGAACTTGGATGCTTGGGGCTGATAGACTTTTGCCCAGAAAGCTTTTCCAGAGATCACTGCCATTGTTTTAAGTTCCTTCTATGAGTTTCAGTTAG